CCCAAGAATATTTTTGGGTTTTAACTGCAGTGGCTTCTGAGATAGTAGATTCTTTAGCTAAGCGTCTATCATCCTTATCAACATCACCATCTTTATCTAGATCATCTTCTTGATGGTAATCATCATCACCAACTTTCATACGACGTTTAATTTTGCGACCAGATGGTCCGATTCTATAAGAACCTGATGATACATATCGAGCTTCTGTTAATTCTTTTAAGATTTCTTTAAATGTTTTCATTTAATTAATCTCCGAATGCTACAGAAACCATCTTACAAGATGTTGCTGCAGCAATAGTTTCAGCTGCTTTCTTGCGGATGAATACTGTTTCTAAAGTAGCAACAGTACATGTACCGATTGTAGTAGGTGTTGCATCAGCTACTGTAATAACTACAGCTGCTGCATTATTATTATAAACACGTACTAATTGTGCACCACCTACTGTAGATGCAGTTGCTACTGCTGCTTCCGTGCCCAATAGTGTAAGGATTCTATCTGCCATTTTTATTTCCCATTTAATGTTGATAAATCTTGTTTAAAAGACTTATATTTGGTTTTCTTTTTCTTATTTATATCTGCTCGGTTAAGATCTTCTATCATGTATTCGGTCCAACTAGGTACACCCATTTTTTCTATCATTTTATTAATGAATGCCTCTTCGACCTTCATCACATCCCTCAACCACTTGCGCTGCTTAATACCTTCATATGTTTCTATAATAACATAATTAGAACCTAAGCGTTGGATTTGGCCAATGACCTTTGATTCTTTTACTTCGACTACATCACCGACTTTAAATAAATCACCGGCGATATATGCTTCACGTTCTTTTGATACTGATGCTAATTGTATATGGTGTCTAAAGTTATATGATTCTTTTAAACCTAATGCTGAGCGAATAGCATTAAACAACTTGTGTCCTTCTTTCAATGTAGTGGGTAAAGTTTTACTAAACAACTCAAAGTTGTTATCCTTTGCCGCTTCTAACATCTTATTCTCTAGATCAATATCTTTAACACTATCCACTGATATAATATTGATAGATTCAAAGTTATACAATGTTTTTGTTTCTCTTATAACACCATTCACTTCATTAACAGATTCAATCAATTCTTTAGGGACATTTGGCATTACCAAATTAATCTCTTTATATCCTTGTTCATATAAGGAATCTAGTGTATCATAAAGATCTTTGATCTTAGAATCACTAATAATATTCCTAGCATGTCTAGGAAATGTCTTTCGCATAAACTTAATTTTTGATTCATAGCTCAATGGGAAATGTTCATTACATTCCTGTGTACTATATATCCTGTATGAACCGCCTTGTGCAACTTCATGCACTTTATTAATTAGCGTTTCATGTTCAATATTTGGTGGATTAAAATTTCCAAAAGTAATTGTAATCTTACCACTAGATTCCCGTAGGAATTCTTTAAAGTGTTTCATAATTTAGAAACTTTGTAATCGCTTAGTAGATACTCGTTGTGGATTTTTATATTTAGTCTTCCTAGATCTATCATCTTGACGGACACGATAAAGCAATCTTTGCGAAGTAGATTTAATACCACCTTGCATACGTTTTAAACGAATATCTAATTGGGCTCTTTGAGCATTGGGGATTTGAGAACGACTACGTCCATTATATAGACGTTGTATAATAAGTCTTCTAGCTCTCTGTCTAGCACGAGCATTTAGTCGTTTAGGAGAAGCTACTCTCATATTTTGAAGTTTACGTTGTAGAGTTAATCTAGAACGTCTACGAACGATTCGATTTTGTTTTATTAGTCTTTTATCAAGATTCATCACTTCATTCACAGAAGTGACTTCTTCGTCTGTCAAGACGATAGACTCAGCTACAGCATCAAACTCAAGCGAATATTCTTTAAACTTTAACATATTTTCCCATTAACTTCAGTTAGCTTATCCGCTAACATTAATAATAATTAGATTGAAATGATTAAGGCTTTACCAGGTGATGCCTATTTCAATCCTATCAATTCGGTTTTTAAACCAATCGTCTGGTGTTATATCTTATTTATATAAAACTAATCTTCTTCGTCAGATATTTCTTTATATTTACCCTCAGATTCTAGCATTGGTTCTGTGGAAATTAATCCAACTAACTTATGTGCTACTGCCAAATATTCTTCAGGCCTGGTACTAGAATATTCTACATCCATTAAATAATGTTTTCTAGTCTTTCTTCTTTTCTCTGGTGGAGAATGTTTAGTCTCCTCTGAAGCTCCATATTCTATTCGAAATAATCCACACCGTTGGAATTTCTTGTGGGTTTTAAGCTTTGATGCCATAAAAATATCTTATCTTTCTCAATATAACCTAGTCTTTGTGTCCAAGTCCTTTTCTTACATCACTAAGTAATTCTTTTGCATGATCATCTGATACATGATCAGGTACACCTTTACGGAATGATTTTAAATCACTTTTGTGAGCATGTCCTCTCATCTTAGAACCTGACATCCCACTAGTACTTTCTGAATCAGGATCTCTTTTACCAGAGGAATGCACAGTTATCTTCTTGAAGTTATATAATGCACCTTCATGTGTACCATTATATTTATGTAGTTTCTCATGATACTCTTTTTGACGATCTGATCCTGCAACCATGTGAAGATGAGTTACACCGGATTTGTGTAGTTCTGCAGCATGATGGAGAAATGTAGGATGTTCTTTTGAAGATGATCTTACATTTGTATCTGGAGCATAACGCTTAAGATGTTTAATCTTTTGTTCTGGTGTTAATGGATTTGTATTCTTGAGATGATCTTTTTTAGGAGCATCGTGCGAATGAGAAACAATAACATGATGATCACCACCAACTTTCTTAGCAACTGATTTTACTTTGTCAATAACTTTAAGATGACCAGTTGTTGGAGGATTCATGCGACCAAATGCCATCACGCTGTGTTTTGTTTCAGCTTCTTCCGTTAAGAATGATTTAAAGGATATCATTAGCAATTCCACTTTCTTAATGCGAGTGCCTTACGAGAAGGTTCGCCATTTGGTTTTTTCATTGGACCATCTACACCAGACATTCTAGCACAGAAAGATTTTCTACGATTTGCAGCTTTACTTCCCGCTTTCAATTCTGAAGGAGGGGTTGTTACTGCAGTTTGAAGATTATGCCCAGGATTTTCTCTATTATATGCATCAACACCTTTTTGTGTTAATCCACCCGTAGAAGACTTATGTCCTTTAGCATCTACTGTTGATTCTTTAACACAAGATCCAGGCGAACACGGTTTAGTTCCAGGTACTCTTTTATATTTACTCCAACATGTGCATCCTGACTTTTTAGTTTCAGTTAAATATTCTTTAAACGATACCATTTTTAGTCGCCTTTATATTTTTGTACAGATCCATCATGCTGAACGTGCCATGCATGGAATGTTGTATTTGGGTGTTTATCTTTTAAAGCTAATGTATGCTTTAGATTTTCTTTACTATCATCATATACATGAACTTTCTTATACCCATGTTTTTCAACGTGCTGAGAAATTACTTTAGCTTTCTTTGCAGCTACGCTATCTTTACTAGTATCGTTTCCGGCCCTATTCACATGAATATCGTGCATAGGTAAACCATGCTTTTTAAATTTGTTTATGTATGTATCTTTGTCATCCATATCAGTTCTTGCAGTATTGATAATAATCTTATGATGTGGAGAACCTTTTATGTTCTTGTGAATAGCTTTAACTTTATTCAACATCTTGTGTACTGGTTTTGATTCATCTGCAAACTTCTTAGAATCTTTAAATTCACTATAATCATAACTATGGCCATGCTTTAATTTATGATTATTATATTCTGAATTACTTAATGATTGAACTGTTTTACCCTTATGCTTAACATGAATCTTAGCATTAGTATTAAACAAGGTTTCATCTGCATCAAATGAATGCAGAGTTCCTTTAGTTTCTTCACCTAAGAATTCTAAGAATGATTGCATATTACTTTCTAACCTTTAATAGGTTTGCTCTTGCAAACTCTGCGCGATTAACTAACTTAGATGGTTCTGTCTTGCCATTATGTTCATGATTAATAACGAAACCTTCTGGCTTAGATTCTTTACCGTCAATATGATGATCATACTTACTACCACCAGTTTCTGCATGATGTACTAATACATTCTTTGCTTGTGCTAAATGATGATGAGATGAAAGTAAGTTTTCATAATGAGATTTATTCTTTTCAACATGAGCTACTTGAGAAGCACCTTCGCTACTATGTTTAGTTTTTCCTGCATCAGTCTTTACACTTGCAGCTTTCTTATCATAATGCGCTGCAACGTGCGATTTGAAATCTTTGACATTAGGAACTGTATTGTTTCTAACAGTTGAATTAATATATGTTGATAGATGACCAGTGTCACCCTTATGAGCTGAATGAACTGCATCATACATCTTAGAACCATGTGTATCATGAATTGCTTTTGCAGCATGCATATGTTTATGAAAATCATCTTGTGCTTTAGCTGGATAATTTACTGTACTAGTGTCGTGACTAGCATCATGATGATGTACATCTGCATGATTACCAAATTGATGATGGTCTACTACATGATGTGCTGACATATTGTGAATATCAGTACCATGATATTGAGTATGTACTGCTACACCAACTTTAGCCTTTGCAGCTTTCTTAGCTTCATCGCCATGTGCTGTGTAAGTAATAGTGTTCGGTGTGAAAGTAGAAGTACCTTTCTTTTTATCATGCTTAACATCGCCTTCGCTATGCATAATATCGCCTTGATAAACTTTACCTTTTGGTGTTACCTTTGGTAAATGATGTAGTGCAGCTTTTAATTTTGAAACTAATCCAGGTGCATGACCGTGATTACGTTCAATATCAGCATCAGTGTGATTGATTTTTGGATCTTTGTTGAATGCAGATTTAGATGCAACAAAGAACTTTTTATTTTTTGGATGAGTACCGAAAACAACAGCAGGTGAACCATCATATTTTGTGGTAAGATTACTATTATTCTTTCCACCTTTCATATGTTCATGTGCATGTGTTAAAGCGCCATGAGCATGTTCAAAGCCATCGTGGCCATGCATTAATGGACGATCTTCAGGATGAGTAATATGTTTTAATTTAGTACCTTCACCATCTGCTGCTTGAGCTGCTTCTACTAAAAACGTTTTAAAATTTAACATTCGGCTTTACCTTCTTTGATTTTTTAATTTTTTGACCTGGAGTATCTTGTTTGTATTTATTAGTTAGCTTATCAGTACCCCATTCTCCGGCACCGTGTTCTTCTTTTATGTATTCTTTAAATGTTATCATTAATAAGTAGAATCTCCCATTAAGCGAGTTGGATATCCACCTGCGCCTTGAGTATCTCTAATATTTAATTTAAATTTATATTTTTTAGTAGCAATTTCTATATCAATTCTTTTACCATTACCAGTTTTACCACCATAAAATACTTCACACGAAGTTGGTGTTGCTGCAGCTTCCATATATTTTTTATCTATTTTAATAGATTTAATTTGAGATGAAAGTTTATGTATTACTTGATATCCGTGGCCTACACCAGAT